CCTGTCATTTTAACTTGTGCAGATAAAACTATTTGCTGTCTATTTTTAAATAGAGCAATTTTAGCAATCCTTTGAGCTGTAGCACTTGATGTTGTAAATGGTAAATCTATATCGGCATAAATAACTTCTCCATCTGCATCTGAGAATGTACTGCTAGTAACCATAGGATAATCTGATGGTTGCCATGATGTTTCTTCAGATGTAAATACACCTTTCACAGTATTAAATAAATCTCTCCTTGATTTTTTAGATTCTATAGCTATCTGAGATATGAAGTCATCATCTGTTAGTGTGACACTAGGTGACACATACTGCCCACCTCTTAATATAAATTTACCATTGGAATAAGAAAGAACACCTGTACAACTTGTTAGCATGTCATCTAATATTTGCATAGGTGGTATATCACTATAGACAACTCCATTACATGTGTATCTTTTTTCAGTTCCACCACCTGATAGAGTTACGTTTTCGTCACACAGATTAGCCATTGTTGTAAACGATGTTGTATCTATATTGTCTGTACTTATACCTAAACCTAATCTTGTGTCTGTTAAATAATCATAAACACATAAAGCAGGGTTACTAGAATGTGCTGTACTACCTGTTCTAAAATCTAATATTTTTTTACCTTTGATTTCAGCACTTATGTTAGGTATGCCATTAGGAAACATATCTGTGTCATATTCCATTCTGATATAAAGATATGCTATTCCTCTTAATCTATGATTGCTTGTCCATTTACTAACAGCAGATACTAAATCGGCATCAGCTAATTGATTATCACTTCCTAAGTGTTGTTTGATTCTTATCTTGTAATCAGCTATTGGTCTTACAGTTGAAAAACCTGTATATTTACTTGGTGCTGTTACTCTTTGTCTTGTAATACCATTTGAATCTGTTCCATAACTTGTTAAAGATAATGCTTCATCATTAAAATATATTGTGTCGAAAGATTGAATTTCATGAGATGCAACTTGAACTACAATATGCATTTCCTTATTATTATTGGTGGATTCCATAAATAGAATAGCACCTGATTTCTTTGATGTGCCATAAACAGTATCACGATGTGTGATTGGTTGTTTTATCATCAAACTTCTATTAGAAGTCTGTTGTGTGTAGTTTTGATTACCTAATGATTGTACTCTTGGTCTTGGTGCTAATGCTGTAGCACCTGCAATCATTGTTGCACCTATAGCTACAGTACCCCATGCAACTGCAAGAGCACCACCTGTAACAGTAATACCTGCACCTATTACTACTGCACCTGCTATACTTAATACTGATGATACTGCTCCACCCATTAGCTATAACACTCCTTTGTTAATGATGATGCAACTCGGTATATTTGCATTTTTTCATCTACTCTTAAATAATTTACTTTCTTTTCCTTACCAAGTAATTTTCTAAAATATTGGTTAGTCCATTTTACCATCTTTCTAGAATCACCTGATGATACCAAGTCTACCAACCAAACTCTATCACCACAATTCCAATTATTAACTTGTGATGTTAATTTGAAGTGTTCCTCATATTCTGCATCTAAAAATGCCCAACAAATAAATGCTGATATTTTATTATTTTTATAAAATATTTTGTATTGATTTAGATTGAATGGTTGTAGTAGATAATTAAATAATTCTTCTCTAGTCTGCTCTCTATATTTATCAAATGACTTATAAAGACTAATTACATCACTTATATCATTTAGTCTTTTTTCTATAGGATTCATGCATTAATTAGAGCCACCACCCCAAACAACTGATTTATCTTGTAGAGATTCTACAAACTCTAATCCTTTATCACCTGCAAACAAATTCTTTTGGTCTTGGTCGGTATATCTTCTATTGATTGGTCTTTCTAATGCAATAAGTTTATTTTCTACATTGACAGAAACTTGTACTGTATTAGCATCTTCAAGTATAGACATCGTATCTATAAATCCTTCAAATGTCTGATAAGGAGTATCTACTACAACAGTTCTGTTATCACTTGTGTTAAGAACACCAAAAAATACTTTTACAATCTTACCTTGTGAATCTTCTGTAAGTGCTGATGATATGATACTACTATCTAATCCTGTTAAACCTATCTTAATTCCATTGGCTCTTATGTCTGCTGATTCATCTATTGGACTTATAGACAATAAGTTTCCTGATGGGAAATATGTATCACCACCTATATTGATAGTGCTATATCCTGTCCATAATCTAAGTGGTGTTGTAAATCCTACTGATACAGCAAAGAAAGGCTCTAGCTGTGAGCTATCTAGTTGTGCTTGAAAGTCTGTGCCTAGAGTACGAGCCATGTCTCACTACTTCTTGGTTGCTTTCTTTTTCTTTACTGTCTTTGGTTTATCTTCTTTAGATGCAGTTTTCTTTTTAACAACTTTCTTTTCTTCAGGCTCTACAGTTTTAACTTCCATAGCTAATCCTGAATCAACAAAAGTTTTACCTAAATCTTTTTGCCATTGCTCTTTGCATTCAATGATTTCATCTTTCTCGTACCACTTAGTGCCATTACCACTTTCGTTTCCTGAGCCAAGACATCTTTGTAACATTTTAATCTTCATTTATTTACCTCTAATTCGTACATTTTCTCTACTACTTGTTCCCATGATATAGGCTCTGTTTCCCAAACTATACCACCATATAAAAAGTCTATACGACTTTCCAAGCTCCCTTTTATATGGAACTTAGCCTTTGGGTCTATCTTATAGATAGCCTTGATGATACTTAACTCTTTCTCAGTATATGGTGTATTCACACTCATAGTATACCTCACTAGTGGTGGGTAGACCGAATGATAAATCTACCCACCTTGTAGTCTAGCTATAGACTAATTAAGCATCCTCAGAATCCATTGGATTCCCTTTAACAACAACAACACCTATTGGTGTTCCATTGCTATGAGTACCTGTTGCATCAATTTTACATCTGATGTAACGTGAGCCACCTATATAACCTATTTGGCTACATTGTGGTGTTTCACCATTTGCATCTAATGTTAAAAAGATACCTGAGCCATCAACACTACCTTCTGTAACAGAAGTAGATGAAGTAACAGCAGACCAAGATGAATCATCATCTGATTCTTCTAGGATGAAGTCAAACTTTACAGAGCCACTTAATGTGTCTCCTTCTATGCCTGAGTTCACTACTACCATTGCTGATTGAAAGCCTTTTAAGTCTACAGTTGTGCCATCTGCATCTGCTGTAACAACAGCAGGTACTTGGGTAGCAACTGCAACTGTTTTATTTGAAATGTCTCTCATTTGCTATGCCTCCTTATGCACTAATGTTTTGTAGTCTAATTGCTTCAGGTAGAACTACTGTTCCACCAACCCTTCTACGAGCAACATATCTGATGTTACCTGATGTAGCTTGTGAGTATGGGTCTCTCATGATTGAAAGATTAACTCTGTCCACGATTGTGTATGCTTTTGAGAAATCACCGAAAGCAATAGGTTTTGTTCCTGCACCTACATTAGGCATATCTGTAGCTAATGTGTATTGGAAACCTGCTATTGTTGATGGAGCTCCTGCAACAAGTGTCATACCTGTGTGGAATATTTTTTGACCTGCTGTATCTTCTAACTGAAGAACTTTAGCAAATGTGCCACGATTCATAACGAATCTTGACCCTGCTAAGTAATCAGATTTGATAGCATACACTAAGTCAAGTAGACCATCAGCAGTTAATGCTGTGCCATTACCTGAATTGGTAGAGCCAACACCTGCTGTGCTGTCTGTGAAACCTAAAGGTTGTCCAACACCTGAGCCACTTACAAAAGAAGTACCTTCAGCTTTGCTGAATTGTTCTGCAAATTCAGAGCCCATTTCAGATTCTAAATTGAATGCAGAATCTTCAAGCATAGCTTGTGAGATATCTACTAAAGCATATAGTTCATGAGCATCGATTGACATCATGCCTGTTGTATAGCCTGTTGTTTCAGAACGTGTTCCTGTTTCAGAAACCCATTGTGCAGAGAATTGTCCTGTACGTTTTGGAATTTCGATACCACGTTTATCTGTTTGTCTTACTCTTGCAATAGAACGAATTGGAGAGATTTCAGTTACACTTTTAATTATCTCAGCTACAAATTCTGTAGGAGCATAAAAGCCACCTAATGTATCATCTGATTCATAAAGTGCTTTCTTTTCCATTTCATCTACTTCACCTTTTCTTAGCCAATTACCGAATGCTTTAGTTTGCATATCTACATCAGCAGATTTTGAAGCATTTGGTCTTGCAAGAACAGTTTCAAGAGATTCTATTTTTGCTGTTGCTTCTTCAAGATTTTTTTGTTGAAGTTCATGTGCTTGTTTGACTTCTGCTAGTTTAGCAATGTCTTCAGACATTTTATCAACTTTTTCTTGGAGAATAGGGTCAGCATGTCCTTTCTTTTCAATTTCTTCTAAACGAGTTTTGTTCTCTGATTTGAATTCTTCAAATTTAGAGCCTAACTCATCAAGAACAACTTTGATTTCTTCTGACATTATTTGTCCTCTTAGTTAAGTTTATTGATTAACTGCTTAATACTATCAACC